ATATGCAAATGATGGTAATGTGTTTCAGGGAACAGATCGTTTGTCAATGGCTGTACAACCAGACGCTGAGAAGTTCTTCATGGAATTAGATTATGAGAATGCGAATGTGAACGTAATCTTCGAAGGCGATCGATTGTTCAATGGCAAAATGCTGGATCAATTGTCAGCAGCATTTCCTGATTCTTTTAAAGTGTTGATTCTCAAAGTCAAAGATAGTACACTAGATCAACGTCACATTGATCGCAAAGATGATCAAGATGACAAATTCAAAAATTCTCGTAAGACTAAAATCTCGAATATCATGGGTTCGTTAACACTCATGGACTATATAGAGACAATGGTCAACGAAAATCTCGATGATCAGTCTAAGATTATTGACCATATTAGAAAATTTTACAACTGGAGTGAATAATTATGCAACTTGAAGTTCCTGTAGAAAAACTACGTTCATTTAAACTGTTCGTAGCAACACCGATGTATGGTGGTATGGCTCATGGCATGTATCTAAAGTCTTGCCTTGACCTACAATCAGTTTGTTCTCAGTACGGCATTGAAGTGCGTTTCTCATTTATCTTTAATGAATCTCTCATTACTCGTGCTCGTAACTATCTCGTAGATGAATTCCTTCGCGCAGAAGGTTTCACTCACCTCCTCTTTATCGACGCAGATATTCATTACGATCCACGCGACGTGGTTGCTCTTCTTGCGCTTGATAAGGAAATTATCGGTGGTCCATATCCGAAGAAGTCCATTAAGTGGGGTGCTGTGAAGGAAGGCGTGAAACGTCATCCAGACATTGAACCATCAGATATGGAAAAACTTGCTGGTGATTTCGTCTTCAATCCAGTTCCTGGCACTGAGAAGTTCTCTGTTGCTGAGCCTGTTGAAGTTCTTGAGATTGGCACTGGCTTTATGCTTATCAAACGCGAAGTGTTTGGTAAGTTCAAGGAAGCGTATCCAGAGTTGCGTTATCGCCCAGACCACGTTGGTCAGGCAAACTTTGACGGCACTCGCTACATCCATGCATATTTCGATACAGTAATTGATCATGGTCGCTCAGATCGTTACTTGTCTGAAGACTATATGTTCTGCCAGTGGTGGCGTAAACTTGGTGGTCAGATTTGGCTCTGCCCATGGATGAAGACGCATCACATCGGAACCTATGCATTCACTGGTGATATGCCAGCCGTTGCAAACTTTGTTGGCTCTCTCTAATAAAGAAACTTTGTTATGATTGTAGGTTTGGTTGGCTTTATTGGAGCAGGTAAAGGCACAGTTGCAGATCTCTTGGTAGAACGTCATGGTTTCTTCAAAGAGAGTTATGCAAATAGTCTCAAAGATGCTTGTTCAATCATTTTTGGTTGGGATCGTCAAATGCTTGAAGGTGCTACACCTGAATCAAGAGCATGGCGTGAACAACCAGATGAATGGTGGTCAGAAAAACTCGGTCGTGAGTTCTCACCAAGATTAGCACTCCAGCTAATGGGCACAGAGGCAGGGCGGGATGTATTTCACCCTGACCTCTGGGTCCACACTGTGATGCGTCGCTGTGAAAATGCACCATTGAATAATTATGTGATTGCTGATGTTCGTTTTCCAAATGAAATCAATGCAATTGTAAATTCTGGCGGTAAAGTCATTCGTGTTCGCCGTGGTGAAGATCCAGAGTGGTATGCCCTTGCTCGTGAGTGCAATACCTATAACAAACAAGAAATAATGCGCAATGCTTATCCAGAAGTTCACTTTAGTGAGTGGGCTTGGATTGGTGCGCATTATGATATTGTGATGGACAATAATTGTTCGTTAGATGAGTTGACTGTAAGGGTTGACAAGTTGGTTGATTCGTTATATAATAATCGTGTTGAAGCAAATGAGGTCGTTAATTATGAAACTTTCTGAAAATACTGTGCATGTCTTGAAAAACTTTTCAAGCATCAATCAGAGTCTGCAATTTAAGTCTGGCAACACTCTGAAAACAATTTCACCACTGAAAACAATCTTTGTTGAAGCCACCGTAGAAGAAAACTTCCCCAAGGAGTTTGCTCTTTACGATCTGAATAAACTCTTGGCAAAGGTTTCTCTTTACAAGGATGCTGATTTGTCGTTTGATGATGACAAACTCAATATCAGTGCAAATAAGAAGTCTGATTACATCAAGTATTGCTCGCCGAAGGTTATTGTAACTCCACCTGATAAGTCAATCACTTTTGGTGCACCAGATTGTTCGTTTACAATCTCTCAAGAAGATCTTGATTGGATGAAGCGTTCTGCAGGTATTTCTGGTTCGCCGAATTTTGTTTTTGAGTGTGATGGTTCTTCAATCTTCTTTATTGCAACTGACGTGAAGGATGATTCTGCTGACCAGTCTAAGATTGAAATTGGTACAGTTGAAGGCGGCAGCACGTTCCGTGTTGTGATGAAGGTCGAAAACTTTAAGTTGCTTGATGGCTCTTATGATGTTTCGATCGCAAAGAAGGGTTTGGCTCAGTTCAAGCATAAGTCAATTCCGATTACATACTACATCGCTATTGAAGCAGCAAGTTCTTCTTTCGGAGAGTAATATGAAAGTAGATAAAGCAAAGGTTCTGGGATGCCTACAGGAAATCTCAAACTCACTTACTCGCATTGAAGCCGAGCGCGATCTGATTAAAGAAATTCTTCAGAAGATGCAGGACGAATGCGAACTTCCAAAGAAGTTGAGTCGAAAACTGGCGAAAGTTTACCACAAGCGTAATTATGAGGAAGAAATCGCAGAGCAGAGCGATTTTCAAACTGTCTACGAATCTGTGGCTAAATAATCTTATTGGGGTGCAATTTCTTTTGACGGCACTATCCGCCAGACTGCTCGCCGTGGGAGTTCACCTTCCCCACCCCATCTTCTCTTCGGAGTTATATTATGCATAAAGATGATGTGAAATTAGGAATATTCCTAGTCGTGTTTATGGTAGTTGCTCTTGTCAATTCCATCTACCTTTGGCTTCCCGCCTCTGCCCCTCCAGTTCTTTTGGTTATAGGTCTTGGGTTATATTCAATTTGGGAGCACAAACGTGGCAACAAGGCGTAATTTTTTCAAGTATCTTGGTCTTGCTGGTGGTGTAGCCACTGGCGGTGTTGTAGCAGCTGCTGCTGTTCTTCCTGACGCAGAGAAATGCGAAGCAGTAAAAGAAATCGAATCTAATGGCCACAATGGTAAGATGATAATTGGTGCTACTTATGGTCAACTTGCACCACCAAACGGCACACTCAGTTGCGGTCCACGCTATGTTCCAGGAACAGATAAGCATGTCAGCGCAGGAATAACCGTCGGTCCTGATGGTGAAATGTACTTGCTTACAAAAGGGAAATGGCGTAGAATAGTGACTGAATAAACAATCAGGAGTTATATTATGAATGAAGCGTTGTGGGTTGAAAAATACCGTCCTCATACTATTGCCGATTGTATTCTTCCTGATGAATACAAGAGCACTTTCCAATCTTATGTTGACCGCAAAGAGATTCCCCATCTCTTGCTTTGCGGCACTCCAGGAACAGGTAAGACTACCGTTGCACGCGCATTGTGTGACGAGATCGGTTGCGACTATCTGATGATTAACGGTTCGGACGAATCAGGCATTGACACTTTCCGAGTCAAGATTAAAAACTATGCAAGTGCGATGTCTCTTGGTGGTGGTAAGAAAGTTATCATTATCGATGAGGCAGATTATCTGAACCCAAATAGTACGCAGCCAGCCATGCGTGCTGCGATGGAAGAGTTTGCGCATAACTGCACTTTCATCATGACTTGTAACTTCAAGAATCGAATCATTGAACCGCTGCATAGTCGATGTGCAGTAATTGAATTCAAACTGCGTAAAGAAGATAAGCCGAAGATGGCGATGGCGTTCATGAAGCGCGCATCAGAGATTTTGACTGGTGAGAAGATTCCATTTGATAAGGCAGTGCTGGCTGAGGTTGTCAAGAAGCACTTCCCAGATTATCGTCGTGTTCTAAACGAACTTCAACGCTATTCTGTCAGTGGTAAGATTGATTCTGGTATTCTCACGAGTATTGCTGATGTTTCGATCAATGAATTGGTCACCTCTCTACGAGATCAAAACTTCAGTGCAATGCGTAAGTGGGTTGCCGACTTCGGCGGAGATGATCCTGCAAAGATTTATCGTAAGATCTATGATAGTTTATATGATGTGATGGATAAGTCTACGATTCCAAATGCAGTTTTGA